CGGCAGGATAACTTCCATATCTAAGACTTTCAGCAGGAGGGGGACATCATGCATGCCTGTGATCTCACCGCATGGAATGGGAGGAAAGGCGTACCGGTCGTGCTTCGGAAGTGCTGATATTGTGTCCAACAATATCTGAGCCTTTTCACTATAGCTTTTCCCTTGCCTGTGGATATCCACATCAAGAGCATCAATTACTGCCTCGTGGAGCACGGCATGATATGACAGTTCCGCAAGCGCGGTGCGTGTGCGCTGTGACATCCTGTTGAGGGTAACAGAAATGTGGTATTGCAGCTTGAGATCCAGTGGCAGACCCTCAGTATCAGGTAATCCATAAAAGGCTGGGTGCTCCACCGCAAGACAGCACGCGATCGCAGATGCAAAGGCATCTGCTTGCTCCTTTGGTAGGGTTGCTACAAATAAGTTACCCAGGTCATATTTGCTGACAGCCACAACTGCATTTCGTGTCTCCATCTTGTGCCATATGCCTGACGTGCTGGTGATGTCAATATTATATTCCCGATCAGGATGTATGATGGTGATGTCATTCCCTTTATATTCGCAGGCCACCCGGTAACCATCCGACCTCTTGGACAGCGCATGTGAAAGGACCGCACTTACCATCTGGTGCAGACTGTGGCTGCCTGTGGCGCATGCCATGCCCTCCCCGGCAAAAGCAGCAAACAACTCGGCCAGTGCAGCATGGCTATCGCCCAGTGACACTGGATAGACTATGTCGGACCGCAGTCTGTAGTTGTGAGTCCCAATGTTAATGAGGCTGCGGTCACTCATGAGAGCTGCCACGTAGCGTCCAGAGGGCCGGCTATTGGACCTGGCTTCCGTCCGCCGGTCAACCACAGTGCTTGCGATTGATGATGTGGCATCGGACTCATTCGCAGTGTCCGAGAGGCTGGTCCACTGGTCCCGGTCATAATGTGCTTCGTCGCCGAGGCTAACACCCATGGGCAGGTGGCCTGATAGTGCATCCGACCACCTACGTTCTGAACGCAGTCGATAAGCGTCATGCGATCCGTCTGCAAGAAACACAATACCTACCATATGGCCCTGCTGTTTTCTAATATGGCCGGGACGGGGGGGCAGCAAACCCTGGTTTACCTGCACTGTCATCTTGCATGGGGGGGTGTACTCCGGAATATGGATCCGGTCGGTTCCCTTCTGCGGCTCCAGGGCGTCAAGTCCAAATCTCTCTGCTAGGCTACTTGCAGCAAGCATACTCGTCTCATCACCTATCCTGTCATTTGCGGCAACAGAAAACAGGTTGCTGAATTCCTGCATGTACTCCCCAAGGTTTATTTCCCCGCCACCATACCCCATGTACTCAAGCCGCTGACATGCTCCGACAGCCGCATCAACATCCCCGTCGATACCAAGATCCTCATCGAACATCTCAATGTCTTCCTCATCGAAGTCTGCTTCAGAGAGCAACTTGTGCACGATCTGCCTCTGGAGCATGTAGTCATGGGAGCAGGTTATGCGAAGGGGACCAACACAAAAGGGAATCTCGTACTGGAAACCTCCACCAGGAACGATCTCCTCCTCCATGTTTGCTAGTGCTGTAGTGCTTGGGGCTTGG